CAACACGCTAAAGGAAAAGATCGAGGCGAATAAGGTTACTGTTAAGTTAAAGATGCGTAAGAAGTGGTTAGATAGCGACAATGCAACCCTTCAAATGGGGTTGATGAAGTTGATTACAACGGATGAAGAGCGCAAACGCCTTGCAACGTCATACATGGAGACCAAGCAAAAGCATGAGGTGGCTGATCTATCAGGACTGTCTACTGATGAAATAATCAACCTACTCAACGAGGATGAGCAATGATAGGAAGGAAGCGGCAAAGGAATTACTCAGAATGGAGTTACGGCGGCGGGATTTTTATCGCTTTTGTATGTATTATGACAATGATTTTTTTGGTTCGCGACCATTTCTTAAAGACATTGCACACGCTTTTCAAGAGGTTGAGGATAAGAAAATAAAGAGCCTAAGCGTATCACTACCGCCAAGAGCGGGTAAATCATACATTACATCACTATTTTGCGCCTGGACATTAGGCAAGAACCCTGACCAATCAGTGATGAGAAACGCGTGTACGGCTACACTATTCCTTAAATTCAGTTACGATGTACGGGCGGTTCTAAAGGATGAACGCTTTAAACGCGTATTCCCTGAGGTAAGCCTATCAGATGATAAAGCCAACTTACAAGGCTGGAACACGAATAAGTCAAAGCAAGTAGGTTATTTCGGTGCGGGAGTTGGTGGCACCATAATCGGATTTGGAGCGAGTAACGTAGCAATAACTGACGACTTGTATAGGGGTATTGAAGATGCGTTAAGCGATACGGTAAATGATCGGATCATTCAATGGAAGGAATCAACACATGATTCACGATTTGAGACTGGATGCGCACGTATCGATATAGGAACACGATGGTCAGTTAATGATGTAATCGGGCGAGGAATCAATGAAACAATATACGATAAGAGCATAATCGTACCGGCATTGGATGAACACGGTAATTCATTTTGTGAGGCTGTAATGACTACCGAGGAATACAAGCAAGTTCAAAAGCGGACAGCCAAAGAAATATGGTTAGCCAAAGAAATATGGTTAGCGGAATATCAACAGCAACCTATTGATATTGAAGGTAGGCTATTCAGTGATTACAAGCGCATCAATCAAAGCGAATTCGAGCAGTTTATAAGCACTAATCAAGTTGAGGGTACACTGGCTTACATTGATGTATCAGATACCGGAATGGATTATACTGCAATGGCTATTGCCGCAATAGTCAAGAACCAAACGTACATTGTGGATTACGTATTCAATCGCGACAATACGGATCTCACTATACCACAATGCGCCGCACTACTAAACAAGTGGAACGTATCATATTGTAGGGTTGAATCGAATAACATGGGCGCTATGTTTGCGCGTAATTTGCAAAACCTGACCAAAACAAAGATACTTCAGGTAGCCAACACTACAAACAAAATCACACGCATCATAATGCAGTCAGCGTTCATTAGTCAAAGGATGCAATTCGTACTAAAAGAGGAACAACAATGCCTAACATTTATTGAAAATATGCTATCATTTAGCAAGGAAGGTAAGAACAAGCATGACGATGCACCCGATTGTTTGGCGGGGTTAAGTTTATTTTTGCAATCTATGTTTAAAAATTTATCGTAACTTTGATTAAAATCTAATCATATGATCAGATGAATCTGAACTTCTGGGAGACTTTTTTCGGTATAGATCAAAACCGACAAGATAGGTACATCAACCAATGGAATAGAATATTCCCCGTAATGAATCAAATGTGGGGTGTTAAGAATGCCGTATGGATTGATACTAATAACGCGTGGCAGCACTACTTAGATATTCCTGAATTACGCGCTGTGATCGACAAACGTGCCTCAATGATGGCGGCTAATAAACCAGTGTTGTTAGATGCTGATGGTAACGTAGTGGAAAACCATTGGTTCGTTGATCTTGCCAAACAGCCAAATCCAATTCAATCTTGGTCGGATGTTGTATATTCATTTAGCGTTAACGATGCGCTCTATTCTAACGCGTTTGGTTACTGTCCAAAGCGATCTTTTGACATTCGTAACTTACTTGTTCCATTACCATCTAACCGTATTCAGTTAGATACAAGCGGTAAAACGCTTAAACAAATGGATGAAGGCGGAATGATCAACCGATATAAGTTCAGATATGATGATGATAAGCTGGAGATAATCGAGGTTGATGATATGATATACCTAACAACGGCTGATGGTATGAACATATTAAAGCCTATTTCGCGTATAGACTCATTAAAATATCCATTGTCAAACATCAAAGCAAGTTACCACAAACGTAATGTACTGCTTGAAAACATCGGTGCGATAGGTATCTTATCAGCGCAAAAGTCAGATATGGGTGGTGCTATTCCAATGACACCTGAAGAGAAAACAGCCATTCAAAAAGATTGGTACAACCGTTCAAAGGATGAGTTATTAATCACTGAATCGCAAGTGAATTGGACACCAATGTCCTATCCAACTAAAGACCTATTGTTATTCGAGGAATTGAACGCTGATAAAATGGCAATCATTGACGCGTATGGAATGAATGTAAACCTATTCAGCAATGAGAAAGGATCAACATTCAGCAACGTGAAAGATAGCGTTCGCATGGTCTATACGGATACAATCATACCTGAAACGCAACAGATGTATGATACAATCGCTCATCAATTAGGGTTAAAGGAGCAAGGGTATTCGATTAAAGCTGATTTCTCGCACTTACCAGTGTTGCAAGATGATGAGCAACAGAAAGCACAGGCAATGAATACACGCGCTGATGCTGTGAATAAGATTATCCAAGCTGGTGTTGAGTTAACAGATGATGAAAAGAGATTATTATTAGAAATATGAAAGACTATAACCTATACAAAACAAAAGCGGCATCCGATATAAAGGACATGGATAGCGATAAGCGACAAGTTGCTGTTTACCTATCTACTTTTGACACAATAGACGCGGACAATGATATGATCAAAAAGGGTGCTTTTGCTAAATCAATACAAGAAAGAGGCGCACAAAGCACATCAAACCGAAAAATCGCATTCCTTAGACATCATGATTGGGATTGGCAGATAGGTAAATGGTTGAGCCTTGAAGAGGATGATAAAGGATTGTTTGCAGTGGGTGAATTAGGTCGATCAACTAAGGGAAATGACGCCTATTTAGACTATGAAGATGGCATTATCCGTGAGCATTCGATTGGATTCCAATACATGAGTGATAAGATCAGATGGATTGATGACAATTCAAAAGAGGAAGGCGGATATTGGATGGTTTCAGAGGTGAAATTGTACGAAGGTTCAGCAGTTACGTTTGGCGCTAACGAACACACCAATGTTGTTGACGTAATGAAAGGCGAGAATCGTGTTGAAGTAGCCGATAAGATCGCGAAAGAAATTGAAGGAGTCATTAAAGGACTAACTAACGGCAAAGGAACAGATGAAAGGCTGTTTGAATTAGAGATGAAATTAAAGTTTTTGAACGCAAAGTTGCTAACACTTGCCAAAACCGAACCGCAGAATGTTAAGCATTTGGATTTAGGCGAGCCGGTTAAAGTGATTGAGGCGTTTGATTGGAATACAGTTATAAACAAGTTAAAGTAAAACAAAAGCAAATGGAAAATTTAACACCTGAGCAAGTAGTTGAAAAAATTAATGGACTACTTGACGAAAAATTAGGATCAACTGCTACAAAAAGCGAGGTTGAAAGCCTAAAATCTGACTTGGATGGCTTCAAATCACTTGAAGTTAAGAACCAAGAAATTGAAAAAGCAATCGCAAGAATGGAAGGGCGTTTGGAAGCAATGGCTGAGAAAGCTGTTGAACCGCGTATGTAACGAACATCGACAAGATCAAAGATACTGCTGAGAAAGGTGGTATGCTTTCTTTAGACGTTAAAAACACTACAATCAACGATGATTATAGTGGTAATGTTGCGCTTTCTACATTGGAGCCAGGAGTTGATAACATCGCTCGACCAGTAATCAAAGTTCGTAACGTAGTTAACACGGGTACAACTTCATCTAAATTTGTTGTTTACATTTCGCAAACGGCTAACACATCTGCATCATGGGTAACTGAAGGTCAAACAAAACCAACATCAAACCCAAGTTATGAAGAGGTTTCTGTTGAGGTTAAAAAGGTAGCATCAACTGTTAAGGTATCCAAAGAAATGTTGGCTGACCTTGCTTTCGTTCGTTCAGAAATCAATGCAGACCTTATGGCTGGACTTGACCAAGCGTTCGAAGATGCACTAATTAACGGTGCTGGTGGTACTTCATTAGATGGTTTACTTGGATTCGCTCAACCTTTTGCAGCGGGTACTTTCGCGGGAACTATTCCAGCGGCTAATGTATCTGATGTTATTCGTGTTGCTAAAGCACAAATTCAAGGCGCTAACTTTGAGCCAACTCACGTATTGTTGCACCCTGAAGATGCGGCTAAAATTGAGTTGACTAAAGCAACTGATGGTGGTTACACTTATCCAGCGTTTTGGGATCGTAACATGATGTTGGCTGGATTGATCGTTGTTACTTCAACTAACATCGCTCCTGATACATTCCTTGTAGGTGATATGAGCAAATCAAACGTTCGTATTCGTGAGAACATGAACTTA